CATCCATTTAGCCTCGTTCATTGTGTTTAAAATAGGCTTGCCCTGCTTGTTAAATGAGGTGTTTAAAACTATAGGGTCAACGCCTTTATTAGCTAGTTCAGATAACACCATATACAAATATGGATTAGATGCTTGAGTAATGGTTTGTAAGCGAGCGGTGTTATCGTAATGAATTATAGATTCTATAGATTCAGATGGATTAATAACCCTTGCATTATGAGCCATCCACATGGTGTTGCTATTAGAGTTAAACCACCTGTGTTTATCTTCTTCCCTGCACATAGGAGAAAAAGGCCTGTAAGGTTCTCTAAATTTTACTCTTGCATTAATTTTATCTTTCATTCCTTTTTTAGGCAAACATATTATAGAACGATTTCCTAATGCTCTAGCTCCATGCTCTGAGTTTCCTTGAACTAAACCCATAATTTTTTCGTCGATAAGTTTATTAGCAAACTCACTAGGGTCTAAAGGGTTGTATGTATCGTCATTCCAAGACATTCCAATATACATACTGTCTACAATTTTTTTAGGCTTTAATATATGAAGCAAACATCCTAACGCAATACCTCTATCGTCGGGATTGGGAGATACAAAAGCATTATGCTTAGAGTTGTTGATTATATTCATTGCACCTCCTCCAGAAAAAATTAAAGGTAAATTATTTTTATACCCGTTTATTATACTACTAAATACCTGTTCAAAAACAAACTGAGATGTAGCCGCTATGTCTTCTGGCTTGCCTACTATCTTTAACGCTTGATATCTTTCATGAGCTACATTTACATTATCTACGCTTTGTCCTAAATAATAACTAAAAAACTTTGATACTAAACCATAATCCACTTTTCCTAATCCTGCCAACCCCATTATTTTTCCTGCATATACTAAGTTCCCCCACCACCAATTTTCCTCTGTTCTTATGGGCTCTAAGTAATGCGCAACTGCTGCATAAGGAACACACAAATCTATACCCACATTATTTATCAGCACAGGGTCTAATCCTTTTTCTGCTTCATATATTTTAAAAAATCCTTCTTCACTACCACCGTCAAAACTAACAACTAAAGCTTTATTAAAAGTTGATTGATATAAACCATTAGCACAATGTGCTGTATGGTGAGGAACGTATTGGTAATTATTGGCTTTAATAATCTTGTGTAAATCATTATCAGAATTAAATGCAACCGTGTTATAAGTCTCTGCTCCATATTTGTTTTTGAAATAATTTAAAATTTCTATTAATGTTTGACTTGGATTATCAATTGGGAAATGATAAGCAAATGCTGCATTTTTTATTCCAACCCATCTTTCAAGTTCCACTACTTCTTTTACTTCTCCATCTACAGCAATAGCAATAGCAGAGTTATGACTTCCAAATAAACCTAAATTATATTTCATTAGTATTCTTCTACAAAACTATTTTCCCAACTAAACTTTTCTTGCCCCGTAAAAGTATAGTTTAATAAAGTTTTACTACAATCTATTTTATTATTATAATATCTTAAGACATTTATATAATCAGTAAAAGTAGAATATCTACTTCCATAAAACAATCTAGCATTAGCACACATCAACGTATCTATTGCTATGGAAGATACCATATCAGTCTCCATAAAGTCATTTAAGTAATAACATTCATACCCGTTTAAACACTCAAAGTGTTTTCTATCTTGTTCATCTGTAGCAATAAACAAAGGATATGAGGTGTCCAAATATCTATCTACCATTGATCTTAAGTTGCCAAATAATTCTGTAGTGCTGTGGGTTCTTGTCTGATGAAAGTCTCCACTCCTTACGTGAATAGCATTATAAGGTCTGTCTAGCAAACCCATATCGTATTTATCCCTAATCTTTAATCCGTTTTTTAAACTGTGTTTTATTTTAATTCGATTAGCGTCTGTTATCCCAGTAACTAAATGATACCAATGCCCAAACAAATTTCTAGGAAAATGAATAAACTTGTTGTTTAAATCAAACTTACTAACATCAATAGGTTTGTTATATGTATCCGGATTTACACCCCAGTTAGGATGGTTTCCCTCTGGCAAACACTTAATGTCCTTACAAATATCTTCAAAGTATTGTATGTCTGATTCATACTTCTGATACTCTGGTATATCTTTATAGTCTACACAATTAAAATGTTTAACAAATAAATCTTTATCAAACAATTCCCAGAAATCAAAAAAGCTATCTTTTAATTGATGCTCGCTTAAGAATAAACAATATATTTTTTCAGGCAAAATTATTGTGCGGTTTGTGCAAACAGCAATAGCAGCTATCATTTCATAAGTCATACGAATATTATTTAGACCACCCCACCACGTATCAAATGAAATATATTTTTTCAACTCTTAAATGAGTTTGTAGTGTACGTAAAAATTTCTAAAGAATGTTCCTCCAAAAGGTTCAAACCTTGCGTGTTCACATACGGCAGATTCATACATTATCATGTCACCAGGTTCTGCATAAATTTTATACCACTCGCCATCATGGCCTTGAACATCTAAAGGCCAGTCATCTGCTTCAGGTTTGTTCTGACAACCACAAGCTAAATCTTTATCCACTATTATAATAGATGATATATGATGAGTTTCAACTCTGTCCACGTGAGACGACAGGGTAGCGCCTCTGTTATAAGAACGAATACCATAAACAAAGGAAGGCTCTATTAAGGGGTCTTTCATTGCGTCGTGCATTTCATTAGCAATCCAATTTCTATGTACAGGTAAAAGCTGTTCGTGAATTAAAGTTCTAATTGATGGTACGTTATCAAAAGACAACAACTCACTTCCACCTCCCTGTATAACATTTTCTTTACCTGGAAAATTCTCAGGGGTTACTTTGTCTTTTAATATTTCGTATGCATCTTTAATTATATTCCAAGTTGGCTGTGGACATTTAATTACTTCAAAACCATTTTTTGTAAACTTAGGTATTTGATCTTTGTGAGTAAAAGTTTTAATAGTAGGACTATCAATTACCTTTGGTTGTAAAGAGTCTTGATATAATTTTTCATCTCCAGCGCCATCCCAATCATTCTCTCTCCACCACGCAGTAATAATGTATTTTTTTCCCTCTTCTAAGGCAACACCTTCATGCATATATTCTTCTAATACTTTTCCATCTTTTATGTTTTCCCATGTTACTGCTTTACCAGTTTCAGGAACTACTACCATGTTTTGATTTGGAAAGTTTGTACCTCCTCCTTTAAAACCATCGTTTAGATAAATCATAAAAGTGTGCGTTCTGTTTCCTGATGCCAAACAATGTTTTTGATATGCATCACCAGCAAAAAAATCATTGTGTGGTTTAAAATATTGACCCACTTCATAAAGCTGTCCTTGCATAGCTTCACCTTTTTTTATATCTAAGTTTAATAAACCGGCAATACGTTTATGGATATTGCTAACGGTATCGTTGGAGGTGTTTAGATTACAAGTGCTTGAAGTTCTATAATTAGATATAGCTGTTCTATCTGTTCCACCCTCTACCACGGAAGACCTTGTGTGGTTGGCGTCAATCATTTGAATTAATTCTTGACACTCTTTTTGAGTCAAAAAGTTTTTATACTGATGCATTAGATTTGATTTAATTTAAATAAAGTTATTGAATAAAATTCAATATAAAAAATCTTATGGACAACTTGTTGTAGTACAGTTGCTCGTAAATGCTGAACCATTCCAGTATCTGTAGCTGCTACCATTGTTGTAGTAACCCGCTAACGCTGATCTATTACAATCACTCTGTCTGTCTAAAGTAGTTGCAGTACAGAAATCACTTGTATTGATATAGAAAGTAACGTAATTAGCACATAAGAAGCTAGTGTTAGATATGTATTCTAAACTAACGCTATTACATACTACTGCAGGTGCAGGTGTTGGCACTGGCGCAGGCGCTGGAGACGGAGCTCCTTGACAAGCTGTACAGTTTGCGTAAATAGTGTACGATGTATAGTCGTTGGTATTTTCTATACCTCCATCATCTTGATATTCATAACACGTTCCACTCACATATAATACGTTAGCCACGCTACCAAGGTTTGTTCCAAATGGAGCTCTTATATTGATTAATACATCACCACTACATTCTAAATATCTAGCATATAAATACGTTGGCGCAGGCGCTGGTGTAGGCGAAGGCACTGGAACTGGACTTGGAGTCGGCGCTGTACAAGCTGCATCCGAACATCCACTAGGGTATTGATTCAGTACAGTTGCACTAAAGTCTGCGCTTGAACTTGGGCTAGTATCATTAATATACCAACAATAAGTTCCGTCCATATAACCAGGTGCGTTTAATTTTAAAGCAAAGTTTAGTGGGTATCCTGTTTGTGTTAATTCCACATAATATGTAGCTCCACCACCATCACATCTCTTCATCTCATATACTTGTGTTGCTTGAGGTGTCGGTACTGGCGCCGGTGTTGGCGGAGGTGGACAACCTGTTTCTCCACTAATTAATTGTATGTTCTGACAAGGTGAACCTTGATCTGTTGGTACACCTGGTGTTGAATTGTAATAATAAAATATATTATTACCTGCCCCACCTATGTATCTCTGGTTACCACCTGGAGCGCTAGCAAATGACTCATAACAACCTGGACTTCCATCACAAGAAATTAAGAAATAAAATAACGGTGCGCTAGGAGTAGGTGTTGCTGCTGGACTTGGCACAGGCCCTGGTGTTGGACTTGGCACAGGCCCTGGTGTTGGACTAGGAGCAGGCCCTGGTGTTGGACTTGGCACAGGCACAGGACTAGGACTTGGACCGGGCGTTGGACTTGGACCAGGTGTTGGACTTGGACTAGGACTAGGACTCGGAGTTGGGCTTGGACTAGGACCAGGCGTAGGGCTTGGGCCAGGTGTTGGTGTCACAATATCTCTATAATCCCAAATTAAATATAAATTATTTTCTCCTGTTGACGGCATAGTAAAGTCTGCTGAGTAAACAGTTGGAGCTCCTGTTGTATCAATAGGTGTCGCTGTCGTTGCTGCACCCAACAAAGTGGTTATGTCAGTTATGCTGTTTGCATACGTTGTATTGCTTCTTAAATATCTAAAGTTATTCAGTGAAGCGTCAAACACAAAGTCATCAAAGTTAATCTTATTAGAATACATTGTTACAGTAGAACCATCTGGAGGTATTGCTAAACCTTGACCTCCTGATATTAATGTATATTGAGACACAATAAACGTGGTTGTTCCTGTTCCAAATAAAACTAAATCAGATTGCACAGCAGATGTTGTACTGCCGTTTGTCCAGTTAAATTCATTGTGTATATATTTCCCTGCATCAGCCGGGTCAGTCACACAAACACTGTATAGATTTATGGAAGTGGCAACTGGACAGCTCATTGTTATTTGGATAGTGTCATTTACCGTAGAATCTGTGCTTACAATAACAGTTGCTTGCTGTTCAGAGGTAGAATTTTTAGGGAATGTAAATGATCCGTCTTGATAAACAGCACCGGATGTATAAGTTACACCATTATATATTACCTGAATAGTATAATTTACCAGAGAACCAGCAGAAGTTTCAGTTATTAATTGGTTACCAGCTTCATCAGTCATTAACACACTTGTTTCAGATATTATATCTTGCTCCCCTTCATTAGGCACTACATAACTTACAGTAACTGTTCCTACTTCTTGTGTTACATCAACACAATATGTAAAGTCTTGGCCAGTTTTAACAGTTATATCTTTGCTTACTCCACACGCTAAACATAAAGGCACTTCAGGTTTTAAGATAGTATTAGATGTTAAAACATATTCGTTCATGTACGGGTCATACCCACCTAACTTTTGTGTAGTAAATGCCCTTGTAAATAAATCTCTAAACCAACTTCGCATACCACTTTCTGATATTACTACAAGCTGTTCGTTTTGAGCAGAGCTTCCAATTAATTGAATTACTGCATTTCTTTTAGCGTCTGTAAAATATTTGTTTTCTCCGTAGGCTACAAAACTTTCTGGGTTATTACTAATACCATAGTTTTCAATACGAGCTATTTGGTTCCCTAATATCTCTGGAACAGAAGCTACTAAACCACCGCCTGTAGAATCAGATATTAAATTTTTAGAAGCTAATACGTATGATATTTTATCTTCTTGTAATGTAAGAATATCTGTTCTTCTTCCAAATAATATTTCAATATCACCATACGTTTCCTCTAATGGTTTAAAGTTTGCTAATCCTAAATTAAATTCATTAAGTTTATTAACATTTGTTTCGTCATTAAATACACCACTATAAGTTAAGTCTGCAAATCTATGCGCTGCTTTATAATCTACGTTTGAAGTAGTGTAAACTCTATTTCCTAAATTAAAAGATTTACCTGTAACAGAATCTCTTATCTTATAACTTTCAACACCATTACCAAATGCGTAACAATTAAAAAAGCCTGTATTAACAACACCTGGAGTCCAGCATTTATATTTTGATTCGTAACATTACCACTGTGGTTTCCAACACTATCTATAGAAAAAGATAAATCATTTTCATACCATACATCAGGTAAAGAATCTTGAGGTTCGGTTTCAAATACAATAACAGAATCTCTTCTGTATACAGTAAAAGAAACTCTTACTGTCGAATCCGCTGCTGAACTTCCTCCACAACATCTAGTACCACTTACCAATAAATAGTAATCATTACTTGCGGAGTCTTGGTAAAATCTATAAAAATTCTTTTTAGTTGGATTAGTAGCAGTGCTACCCATTAAACCTGCAGCCTGTAATTGAGACTTAGTTAAATTTCCTCCTGAAGCGGGAGCACCTGTTTGACCAGCTTCTACTGTGTTAATAAAAACATTTTCAACCGCATCTGATCCTGTTGAAGGATTTGTTATAGAATTATTTTCTATAGAGTTAGCAATATTAGACTGTATAAACCATTGATACATATCTGTGTAAGTATCGCTAGCTATAAAGCTTTGTTCAAAAAAGTTTGTTCTTCTTTCACACTTACTACCTCTTCCTTCTCTAGTTTGTTCAATCCTCATTACAACTCTTGTTCCCGCTGGAACAGTGTAATTAGTACCGCTTGTTACAAAAAAAGGATATGCAAGAACTGGATATCTGTCACCTTGCCCTGCAGTTTCTGGATTTACTTTAATGCTTACCACATCATCTGCATCATTAACAGCAGAAAAATCACTAGCATTCATTTTCATGTATGTTCCTCCAGGAACAGGGTTTGTTGGGGCTGGCGTAATAAAAGCTGCATCTTCAGTTGTTTTTTCTAAAACTGTAGCATATACACACGATTGCATAGGGCCTGCTGAATCTCTTTTTACAATTAATCTATCACCGTCTTCAACCTTCTTAATATTTTCTCCTTCTAATAATAAAAAAGCATTGTTAGAGTTAGGGTCTTCAAAAAATATACTACTATANACAGTNTTATAAGTGTCTCTATCAGGTTTNATNCAAAACTTATATCTTGTTGCCCAACTTGGAGCTCTTTGACTAATAGGGATATTTACTTTTATTTCATTTTTTGTTGTTGATGCAGAACACGGTATGTTTACTGTGTTATTTGGGCTTACTAATGCGGTAGATGATCTATTAAAATCATCCATATATATTATACCAATTTCATAACCTCTGTTACTATGCAGACTTTCTGTGTTAGCTCTTTCTTGAATTGTAGCTGTAGCTGAAGTTAAATTAAAATATTGTATTATTAAATTAGTTCCACCATCTTGTAAAAATTGAGCTGCGGGTATTTGCAGTCTTATTAAATTATTTCCCACAGGAGCTGAGCCTAATATAGGTTCCCCTTTTGCCGGAGGTACAGCTGTTGAATTTGATATACCCGTTTGATATAAATTATATTGAGGCGAAGCACTTCCTAAAAAACCATCTATTGCTGCATTAAATTTATCTGTAAGAGTAACTCCTGTTCCTGCCTGAGCATTAGCTACGGTTTGAATAGACGCTTCAGTTAATCCAAACTTAGCTTGGAAATCAGTGCTAGAAAATAAATCGTTTACAGGGGTAGCTGATTGCGTAAAGTCTTGTTGTAAAATATAACTAAAAGAAACACTAGTTGAACCTTGATTTTCATCTGGAGTGTTTGTCCCAAACCAAGAGTTAAATATAAAAGTTAAATCAATATTTATTTCAGCTCCTTTTTTTAATTTATCAGTGTTATTTGCAAAACTTAATTCTAAAGTATTATTTGTAATAGTTGCTGAATTACCAAAAGCTTGGTACCCAAAACTTGCAAATGATGTGGTTAAAGATGTTTCTCCAATAGAATTGTTTTCAAGTTCAGTGGTATAAGTTAATTCTAAAGGAGAATTAAATATATCAGTTAAATCATATCCTTCTACATAGTTTCCATAAATAAGCCTATTACCCATTAATGTTTGAGCTTTTGCTTTTATAGGAACATTATCATAAAGTCTTAATATTTCCGATTCAGGTAATACTGTAAAGATTTTACTATTTGTAAAAGTAAAAGTGTAATCTGTGTTATCCGCTAGATTATTATTGAGCTTATTAATTCTTTCTATAATCTTAATGGTAGGGTCGTTAGCTTCTTTAAATAATAAATCTACTCCAACTACTAATGAGCTTCCAGAGTTATAAGTAATAATAGCTCCATTAAAATCATTTTCCATTCCTTCATTTAAAAAACTATCAGCAGAAAATTCATACGCACCTGGTATAAAAGCAGGTTCGCTAAACTGAGATACAGCTGAGTATTCTCCATTAGAGTATCTATACCTATATGCAAAACAAATAAAGTTGTCCTCCATAAAAGCATCTTCTACCCCTGTTTGAATTAATTCAATAGGAGGAGACTGAGCAGGAGGTTTTTTAACTACCAGTAATTCCTCTGAAGTTATTTGATCTATGTTTGCAACAGGATTGGTATAGTTAGAATTTATATTTACTACTCTTGGAGGATTTAAATTATCTGTAAAAAACAATAAATCTCCAATCTTATTTACACCTGTTATTAAGAATTTTGGGTCAAAATTTAAAGTAGTGTTTACATTAGTTCCGTTATCAATACTAATTACATGGTATAAAAGAGAGCCTGTGTTAGTATTAAAAGATACAACTAAATCTAATTTACCTGTAGCTCCTACAGTAAAAGAGGGGTCATGAACAAACCAATATATAGTTTCATTAGCACCATCTTCAAATGCTCCTATGCATCGAGCTGAAGAACTTAACGCAGTTCCATCCGTATATTGAAGTGTTGTTATCTGAGTGTTACCCTTAGAGTTTTCTACTGCACCAATTTCTGTTTCTTCTGTTGAACCTAGTCTTACGTTCAAAGCGTCTACATACTCACCGTTAGGTATAAGCCTTTCGTCAAGGCTTTTATTCATTCGGCCTGCAATAAAATTTCTTTGGATGTTTGCCATTTTATTTTATCCACTTATCTTCACCTCTCATATTCATAAGCAATCTGCTTGGGTGAATGTTACTCAATCTGATTTTTGCATTTCTTAACAATGCTTGTTTATTTTTTTTAGCTCTATTAACAATATACTCTTGTACGCCAAATTTACTATTTAAAATTGCATATTGAATGTAAGCATAAACATAATCTTCAAATAACTTGTTTACTTGTATTTCTGAATTATTTCCATTTTCCATGCCATCTGAAATATATTGTAAAACACATTGCCTGTTAGCCATAGTAGAGTCAAAATTTATAACACCAGCTTTTTTATCAATTGTAAACGTAGGATTTATATTGGCAGTTTCTGTATTTAATCCATATCTAGCGCCAATCCTAGAATTGTATATATCATCTTCACAATCTACACAATTGCCATTTACATCTGCCTCATTGTTTTGATTTAAATAAATACTATTTAATGCTCCGCTTTTTCTTGTTTTATCTAAATCAGATTCTTCTGTGTTAACATTGTTACCCGCATCATAAGTAAATGTAGCAGTAGCTGTTTGTATATAAGAAACAGCTGATTGTACCTGTATGTTTTCAGTAAGTTCTCTTAAAGTGTTTCCTTGAAACAAATAAAGCTTTACCCAGTTTACATAATCCGATGGTAAAACAAAACGCAAGTCATCATACACCGTCAATTCTAAAGCTTTAATTTCTTTGAATGCATCATAGTTTAATTCTTGAATAGCTCTTTTAGCATGAAATAATATTTTATATCTATTTTCATTGTTTACTAATGAATGATTTCCATCATACATTAATTCAAAGTTGGTTATAATGTCTTGTAAACTTACGTATTGATAAGAGCCCCAATTAGTATCCGTAGGATTTACACCATCATTAGTGTAATATTTTTTTTGATTTAAGTAAGCCATAATTAAGTATTAGTTTGATTTTGTTGTTGCTCTTCTATTTGTCCAAACTGAAACACATCAGCTTCTCTTATTGATATACCAGCGTATTGTAAAATTCGAGCCACTAGATTATTAGAGTCATCAAGAGGTAATTCAAAATCCTGATAATCATTTTGTGTTTGATCAAATAAAGGTTCACCATTATACAAAGTAACATACGTCCATTTTGGATCTTTTGGATATCTAATGTATACCCCNTGAACATCAGTTGCTCCATTATAAGAAGAGGGATATACGGTAATAGAATCTCCTTGTTGAGTGTAAGCCGGATACAAGGTAGAGGGCGCTGTGAGAATAGAGTTAGTTAATAATTTAATTTTATTATTACTTACCTTCTCAGCTTCTCCCTGATATACTCCGCCATTAAAACAATTGACTGTATTTAATAAATAATAATCTGTCCCTGTAGTGGAGGCGGATGGAAGGTAATATATATTACCTGCATTTTGCGTTAAAGTAGAAGTGATAGAAAAAGTATCTATTACCTCTGCATAACCTAGTGTAATATCAGCATACCCTGTTCCTGAAATTCTTGCATTTTCCTCATTAATTTGTTGATTATAGTTTATAAAATATTCGTCAAACAAATCTAACTGAGCCTGTTTAGCAAATAAATTAAAATCACTAGGAGATATATATCCATAGTTATTCTTATTTATAATTGCAAGCACAGTATTTCTTACTGAATTTATCATTTGAAAATCTTTACACAAAGATACATAAAATAAAAAAGCACCCTGATTTGGGCGCTTCTTCTTATTTTAGTACAATACTTAAACTA